GACCGTACGATGCATAGCGTTCGGGGTGGCCCAGGATGCCGTAGAAGTCGACACCGCCGACCACGACGAGATCGCTATCTGCCGCGAGCGTGGTACCGCCGGGAACGCTGCCGTCGGCCGAATAGCCGAACACGCGCGACATCCGGTTTGTGGAAAGCGCCGGGTCACTCCCGATCGAAGCCGACGTAATGCGCGCTACCTTGCCGCGCGTTGGGCCGTGGCGTACGATCTGGCCTTGGAAACCAGTTGTGTACGCGCGCTTGACAGAAGTCTGAAGTTGACCGTTGCTCATTAGCTCACCTTTTTGAGGTATGCCGAGACGACCGAATCACCATCGGCACCATCAGCGGCTTGGGTTGGAACAGGATTTTGTTGAACGACAACGCCGTTTCGCAGGTTCTCGTGCGCGGTAAGGAACGCGTCGAGGGCCGTGGATTCGTGACCTTTCGGGCACTTGATTTTCAGGGCTTTTACCCCGTAAACAGCGACGTCAGTAGATGTGCAAGATGCAATATCAAGGGCGCCGTCGAATGTGCCAACCAGTTTAGACACGCCGTCCACGAAGCGAGTCTTGCGAGTAGCGTCAGCATAGAAATTACGCAGCGCAGCATCAGCACCCGTGTGCTTTCCTGCCGAAGGGCCAGGCGACGCAGAGCCTTGTCCACCTTCGCCGCTCGCCGCGCCCGGTTCGCCTTCATCCGTTCCCTCACGGACCTCAGCGGTAAGTCCCTCGACGGCGTCTTCGGTTGATTCTCCATTGGGTTCCCCGGTCTCGCCGCTCGACGCTTCGGCGCCCATTTCGTCGCCTTCCTTTTTCGGGGTGGCGGGCGTTGCTGGTGCTGCGGCCGGTTGTGCTGGCGCGGCTTCTTCGCTACCGCCCAATGCGGCGCCTAGCTGTTTGAAAAGCTCGATCATTTGAGCGACGATCGCCTTCGGGTCGGCGCCGCCGGTATCCGTTTCGCCTTCGCCCTGCTCGACGGCGCCGCCAGTAGCGGCTGAAGCAGGCGCGGCAGGAGCACCAGCGCCACCAGCAGTTGCACCTTCCGCAGCGACTTCGCCCGTTCCCGTTTCACCGCCAGCGACTTCGCCCGTTCCCGTTTCACCGCCAGCGACAGGCGCGGCAGGAGCCGTTGCGGCGCTCGCGGCTTCACCAGCAGCGGCACCAGCGGACGGGTCCGTCGCGACCGCAGCCGGATCGGTACCGGCGGGAGCGGGGGCAGCGGCCGGAGCGACTCCGTTGTGTGCCGGTTCTGCAGCTTCTTCGCCCATGAATTGTTCGAAGGCCGGAAGCAACTGCTTCATGAGGGCTTGAACCTGTGCTGCTGCATTCGCATCGAACGAACGGCGCGGTACGGTAGGCTTCGCCATTGCATAACCTCTCTGGTCAATGTTGGTTGAGATGGAAAACGACAGCGAGTCAAAACACAGCCGCTTCCCGTCGAGAACACGCGCGCCGGGCACGCGCCCAACTTCCACGAGCGCGATGTGATTGCCGCGCATGTTCGTTTGAATGACTTCGCATTCAACACCATCGACGACAACCGTCCGAACTTCGAAATCGCAGGTATAGCCAAGCGACAGGTCTTTCTTTCCGCTCGACAGGTCGGCCTGCATAGACCGACTGAAAATCTTGATACTTCCCTTGACCCATGGCTGTGCGTACAGCACGTCGAACAGCACACCATCAATGCCCTTTTCTTCCGGCGCCGTTGCGCTCGTGTCGCCCTGGAAGCCGCTCAACATTTCGTGATCGTTGATCAGCGGAATGAGTTGCAGCGAGGCGAGGTATTCGGCGTCGGAGACAGATTCCGGCGGTCGATAAACGTTGACAATCCGGTTGGGGTCGCCGGGCAATCCGACTTGAGCCGCGCTGTACTGAAAAACGCCGCTCGACGCAATTGGGCATCCCTTGACAAAGAGATAGCCGTTTTGGTCCTGAAGGCGGGCGCTGGCTGGCATTCGTGGCTTAAATAAGGTTTGCTGTTGAACTTTCGTGCGATTATCGTCGAAAGTACTTGAACGTTTACGCCGAATTTGTTAGAGCCGGATCGAGATGCGAATGATTGGGTATGGGTCGGGAGTTGCCGCGAGGATAAGACCGGCACAACTTTCCGAAAGCCGCGCCAGCAAAAGGTCTCAGGATGATAGTTGTATTATTATAATAATTATTAATATATATATTTATATATACACACTACATACCTATATGGTTTAGAGGGTGAAAATAATCTCCACCCAACTTAACTTTCCAACTTGCACGGCTAACGTATGAGGAAGAGCGCCAGAATCGCCAGGTCAAGCATGACAAGGCGCGGCTTGAGCACGGGAAGCCTCTCGACGAACTCGACGACGTTCGCCAGGCTATGCTTGAAGGACCAGCGACCAGAATCGATCGGAGCGGCTATTGCGTTGCTTTCGGTTGTCTTCATGGCGTATGGTATATGAAAGGTTAGTGGATGAAATTCAATCGTCGTCTATGTCGCCTTCGCGGTACCCGATCAGCGGGCGCATTCGGCATCGGCAGTTAATCGCCCATCCCGGCGGTCCCTGATCGGCCTTTGGGCCTTCCCAAAGGCGCGGATCGTCGATCTTGTACACTTCCCCGTCCCGGTCAAGGTGAGTCTGCCTTGGCACCCTCCCGGCGCTACTATGCATCCATCGGAAGTACTCGACGCCGTTGTCGTCCAGACGCTTGATATTCAGACTCGAATACAGCTTGGCGTTCTGGTCGCGGGCGATTAGCTCGATCCGCTTTTCGCTGAACTTCCCTATCTCGCGAAGCGCGTTGGTGATCCCGCTCACACCCTGTTGTTCCGGGTCAGGGCTCGTAAGCGACAGCATTACAGCGCTGTAAACTTTCTCGTGTACTTCTTCGCTGATATTCGTAATCAGCGTGAAATTGAAATCCTTGCTGGCGTCGATCGTCTGACGAACCGAATCCGTGTAACGAACTCGCGGCTCTTCGATCCCCATCGCCGACATACTGAACCATGACGAAGTCTTGGACGTCTGGTCGACTTTGTCAACGAAATCATCGGAAAGTTTTGCAGCAGCACCCTTGAAAACGTCATTCCACTTTTTGCGAAGACGATTCAGAATGCGCTTGAAAAGCTCGTCGGTCGCCGCGTCCTGCGCGAAGAAGCGTTCGGCTTCAGGATGGTCGATCGCCTCTTTCAGTTCCTTGCGATAGTCGTCGACCATCGCCGAACAAAGCGCGCGCAGTTGCGCCCTATACCACGCCTCGACGGCTGTATTGGGAATAAGAGTCTTCCCCTCGCCAACAGGCTTCGGGGCGCGCTTCTGGCGCTTTCTGGACGCGGTAAAGGTCATTACGCCGTGATCTGGAACGACGGAAGGCCAGCCGCTCCGGTCGTGGTCGCTACCGTATAGCCGACTGAGCGCAACTGCTGGATTGCAATGGCCGGGTTCTGGCACAGGTACGCCGTCGGCGCGAGCGCGAGAATTTCTGCAGCAGTAAGGGGCGCCGCCTTCAGTGCAGCGGCCAAACCCTGAATGTCCATTGTCGTTGCCATGTCTTAGCCTTCCTGTGCAGTTTGATAAATTTGGGCTTGACGGCATGCGTTGCCCGCGTCAAGCCAGTTTTTAAAGTCGTCGATCGACATGCGCTGGCACGCGCCAAAGCCGTCCCATCCGTCCGTGAACGAATCGTTATACCCGCCGATAGCGGCCTGCTCGTCGTCAAAGCCCAACATGCACTTGTATTCGTCGAACTCGCCGTCTTCGTTGTTTTGGGTAATCACGTAGACGTCCCTCGCGCGCATGTTAGGTCCGACGAAGCAGTCGACTTCATCACCGTCCGCGCCGTCATAGCCTTTGATGTACCCGTAATGGTGCGGCATTTCGACCGACCATTCCTCGCCGTTCAGGTCGATCCCCTCGCGGAACGTACCGCGCGGATTCTCGATCACCAGATTGAGCCCGGCGATGCGTATTTTGGGCAGTCTATCGGCCTTCATCTTGCCAACGACGGCAGAGTCTTCGCCGCGACGAACGGTCGGTCGTACGGTGCGCTGGATGCCCGGTTTCGTCCCCTGGATCGCGGGCGAATCGTCTCCACCGATCTTGTTCGAAAGCTGATACAGCAACATGAGTGTCATTGCCTGCAGCGGGTCGACCTTTGGCTTGCCCGCGCCACCCTGAACCATTTGCTGCAGCAGGATGGGCATAAGCGTCGCCATGGTCGCCGGTTGCGTACCGGTCGCACCAACTGGAAGGTCGTCCTCTTCACCCTGGGTACCTTCAGCACCGCTATTCGGGCTCACAGGCGTCCCGGCGGTTGTTTCTGCTGCCTGACCCTTCTCCTGTGCCGCGCCTGCCTTCTGGAAGGCTGCAATGTTTTCCGGCGACAGGCCCGGCGTCTCGTTGGCATCTTCGTCGGTGAGTTCGTTATATCCGCTATGCTCGTCCTCGCGCAACGTGTTGCGGTATTCGGCAGGCGACACGGCACCGATGTCGTTCACCTGGATAGCTGCGGTTTGCGCCTTCATGTAATTGAGTTCGGCGCGTTCCTTGGCGGTCATGCTGTCGACCGCGTTACAAACGGCTTCGAGGTTCGTGCCCAAGTCTAGCGAACGTGCCAAGATGTCATAGTGCCGTTCGAGCAACGGCATAAAGACGTGCTCCTGAACCGATTCGAGCTCTTCATGATACGAGCGCATTTCGAATTCGCCCGTCGCGTTGAACCCCTTCGGAGACGTCCCCAGCAGCTTTGTCGACGGCGTACGCGCGATCGCCGAAACAAGCTGATACTGATTCATGATGATCGAGTCAAAATCCGACAGATTAGTGTCGAACTGCTCCATCGATTCTTCTTTACCCAACACCTTGACGCCGTGATTGTCGCGGTAGCGAATCCAGAGTGCGAGGCGCTGTTCGAATTCCGCCTGGTTGGCGAGCGCGCGCTGCATGTCGACGTGAATCGCGCTCGTGCGCTTGCTCATCGCGAGCAGCGGCGATTCGTTGGCGGTGCGTTCGGCCGCGTAGATGCGTTCGTAGATGCGCTGAGTAAGCGGAACCCCGCCGAAAATGTATGTCGGTTTCAGGATGTCGGCGGGTTGGGGGCCGCGCGCAATGACAAGGTGAGACTTGTGATATTTCTTGCCGCTGATCACCCAGTATTCCGGGTCGTAGAAACCGATCGACGCCGGGTCGCTTGTCCCCTTCGTCGTCATTACCGGCATCATCCAGTACGGATCGATCTGAGAAATGCCCTGGTACGAGTCCTTTGCGACCCCGTCGATATTGAACGGCTTTTCGTAATACAGCGGGTCGGTCGATTCGACCTTGAAAATTGCGACGCGTATGCCGAATACGTTTTTGAAACGGTTCAGTTCTATCAGGTTGTGCTTGAGCGTGAAGCGCTTGTCGGCTTCCTTGATCAGGTCTGAGTTTTCCGTACTGAGTTTCTTTCCGCCGCGCGCCTTGATCGTCCATCCATTGCGGGCCGCGTCCTCGCCTGACATTGAACAGGCTTTGTCGACGAGCCAGTGCTGTGCAATGATCGCGCACGACTGGTACCCGATAAAGCCTTGCGACATATACCAGCGCTGGATTCCTTCCGGTACCGTGTATTCGCTGTTCGGCCCTTCCTTCAGCATGCCCGTGTCGTCATCCATCGACGCCATTACGCCGTCGTCGATAAGTCTCGTGCGTGCCGCCGTTGACGCGTCGTCGAATGCCGCCTGGCGCTCGCCAGCCAGTGCGTTGAAAATGGGGAAATCCTTCACCGATCGAAGTTCGACCGGTCTGCGCTCGCTCTCTCTATCCCAGTCCTTCAGTTTCTGGATAGGGTCTAGCGGATCGACGATTTTCGCGACCGGGCGCTCTTCCTTTTCCGGCTCGACGGGCTTCGCCTCGCTACCGAACACACGCCGAAGGAATTTAAGCATTTGTATAGGGACCATGGGTAGATGCGCACACGCGCGTGTGTCGGATGATAACCCGGAATTCCCATCAATCCAATCCTAAGTGATTGATTCCAAAGGATAAAGCCGATTTGTTTGATGTTTTCGGCTTAAAAGTGGTTGACGTGATCGAGAAACGTCGACAGAATCCGGTTCAGGGTCGATTTACCCTATAGAAAGAAACCAGAAAGGATATGCGCCATGAAAGCACCTTCCCAGCAAGACTTCGAGTTTTACGACGGCTTCCGCCCGCTCGTATTGAGCCCTGAAAAGTCCGTTCCTACCGCGCGCGAGCCAAGGCGTTATCCTGTGCGGGTTGACGTAAGCAAGCTTTCAAAAGCGTTCGATAACGCCAAGGAAAAAGGTCTTCGTTTTGTCAAGATGCGCCTTCTTGGAAACGGCATCGCGCTACGCTTCGAACCCGCCGGTCCGCGCGCGAAGGCCGAAAACGCCGGTGCAATCTACGCGCTCGA